AGAAGATGGCATTATACTTACGTTATTCCCTTGGGATAAAGGACAAGTTAGTCAAAGTAAATTAACTAAGTTCTATAAGGGACAAGGTTTTAAGCCAACCCAAAAGGGTTCTAAGAGTATGTTCTGGGATCCAAGTGTGAATGAAGAAATTATTGACGAGATGCCTCTTCCGGCTGATTGGGATCCTCAACAAATGCGTCAGCAAGGTACATCATTCAAGTCAAGACTTGCTTATGCGCTTGAACGTGCAAAGAAGCTAGGCGTCGGGTCTAGTCGTGTTGCTACAACTATTGAATATGAAGGTCGTCCTACAGTATTGAAAATTGCTAAGAATGCCAAAGGTCTAGCACAGAACAGTGTAGAAGCTGATATTCTTAGTGATGGCTACGCTAGTCAAATGGGTATACTAATCCCTATCATTGATTATGATGAACAGAATCGTGAACCAAGTTGGGTCCACACTGAGTTAGCACAGAAGGCAAATGAAAAGCAATTGTGTAGTCTAATGAAGTGCCAATCACTTGATGATTTAATCAGAGCGGCACAAGCGCAACTTAATGAATATGGTACTAGGTCTAGAGATATATTAAATGATATTATTGACAAGAATGAACATTTTGGATCTAATGAGCAGGATGCCGATACATTCTTAGAATACGTCAACAGACTATCAGAATTGAAAAGCTCGTTTGACGTTGAACTAGCTGATTTTCACAGACCAGCTAATTGGGGATTATATCAAGGTAAACCAGTCATCATTGATGTTGGATTTAATAGTAATGTATTGAACCAGTACTATTCAAGATAACATGCACTTATTTTAGAGTAACCAAAGAAACATGAAAAAAATTATAACAACAATACTATTAACATTTACTGCATTTGCGTATGCACAAAAAACACCCCAAGGTGTTACATATGATGCAAATATTTTAAAAGTAAGTGACGGAGACACTATCGTTATCGCAGCACCATTCTTGCCTGCACCATTAAAGCCGCAGCTTGCAGTTAGAATATTTGGAGTAGACACTCCTGAAAAAGGATTCAGAGCTAAGTGTGAATCTGAAAATCAACGTGGCTTGGCAGCAAGCGAGTTTACTAAGAAACTAGTGAATGCAAGTAAAAAGCGTCAAGTGACTCTTTATGCTTGGGATAAGTTTGGCGGCAGAGTCTTGGGTGACATGATCTTAGATGATAAGAGTCTGCGCCAACAGTTAATTGCGAATGGCTTTGCACGTGAATACTTTGGTGAAGCCAAGCAGTCTTGGTGTAATTAATTTTTAGTATACACAAAGTACAATCTATCGTTAGCATCTTTCTTAAAGGTGTCTAGATTCAGATTGTACTTTTCAGCAAACTCATTTACAACTTCAAAACTCCAGGGAAAGATATCGACATACGGTCCTGTCTTATGAGTAATACCTGGATTAGCACGTAGATAAAACTTTCCACCCTTCTTCAATAGATTGATACAGTGTTCAAATCGTGCTTCAATCTCATCTTTGCTATTAAAGTTGATAGATCCTAATGCTAGAATTACATCATGTGATTCTGGTTTTACTTTGTACTCTAATATATCAACTTCATAATCAGCTTGATTGTTGTATGGATCAATACCAATGATGTTTTGAATGCGACCTTTGAATGGGTGATACCCACAACCAACATCAAGTACTTTCTCAGGATTGAGTTTGTTGACCTCATCAGCAAGTTCCCAACCTGTATGTTCATAGTCACCAGTGCGCGGTTTCCAAATCTCACTAAAGAATCGTAGAATATAACGTTCACTCAAATCATTAACAATATCTTTCAATGTGCCTACGTAGTCACATGGTAAACTCAACTCAGCTTCTACTGCATCTTTGAATTTGCGGTAACGTGCAGGGGTCCAAGGTAAGTCTTGTACGATAGTATTTTTATCAATAGAAATTTTAGAATACTTGGGTAAATTAAACGCAAGTTCTAAATTTTCTTTGACTAACTTAAAAATTTTTGTGTTCATATTAAATTTTTCTTAAAAAGATAAATTTTTATTCGAAATGGAATAAATATTGTATCATCATATTTATATTAGGAGGAACGATGAAAAAAATATTAGCAACAGCACTTACTTTATTCACATTGTCAGCATTTGCATGGCAACCAACAAAACCGGTCAAAGTATTAGTAGGCTTTGCACCCGGATCAGGCAATGAAATCTCATTTAGAAAAGCATCAAGTATTGTAGAGAAAAACAATCCTGGCATAAATTTCATAATTGAAAACAAACCCGGAGCAGATGCGGTAGTTTCACAAAACTTATTGTTTAACGCAGAGAAAAATGGTTTAACAATCAGTGTTCCTAGTCACATGAGTTTGTTTGTAACTAATGATATTTGGCAACAAGATGTAAAAAAGTTTCAATATAATTCTTTTAATAATGTTGTAACGCTAGGTCAAAGTCCACTAGCACTAGTAGCTAATAAATCAAGCCTAGTTGACACCCCACAACAATTCTTAGCAACAGTTCACTCTAGTCATAGAAATATAAACATTGCTGTAGGTGGTGGAGCACACCAAATGGCATACGAATATATCATGTTAAAAACAAAAGGTGACAAAGACAAAATTCGTGCTGTAAGATATGGTGGACCTCAGCAAGCAGTCACTGCGGTAGCCGGTGACAAAGAAGTAGAATTCGGTATTATGCCAATAGCTATAGCAAGACCATTAATTGATGCAGGAAAAGTAAAATTGATAGGTCTTACTGGGGATAAAGTTCCTGAAAAAATTGCAGGTGCTCCTTTACTTGAAGATAGTATTCCAGGTATTAGTGTTTATGCTGGTTGGATGGTAAGTTTGCCACCTGACACATCTACGGAGATAGTAAACTGGTATCAATCTGAGTTTAGTAAAGCAATAAGAAGTCCTGAATACAAAGAGTGGGCCTACAATAATTATATTTTGATTGAAGAAAAGCAATTAAATACAGAAGGTGTTAAGGTATATGCCGAAGCATTAAGAAAGAATTTTAAACCTATCATAGTACAATTAAGTAAAAAATGAAATATATTTTCGTAGCCGGCGCACCCGGCTCTAAATGGTCTAGTGTAGTAAAGAATATTTACTACAGCCCTAGCATAGACCAATCAGACTACAGTGATGAGCGTACCTATTATCACGATGCTAGCGGCACAATGCAACTAATGCATTTAGGCGCATACTTTGATCCCGGTATGGAGTTTGGCGAACTCTGTCTAAGAATGCCAATGTACACTAAAGAACAACATGAAGAAGCGTTTGATAAAGCTTTTGCACCTGACGGTACAGGGGTCCGTATTATTAAAAGTCATGTGTTCGCACATCACATCAATTACATTAAAGAAACATGGCCTGAATGCCCAATTGTATTAGTTCATAGAGATAATGATAGTTGTTTAGGTTGGTGGGTAAAATGCGGCCACTTTGATATAACTTATCCCAAGTATGATACATACTACAAAGACCTACGCACCATGTCATCTTTTATAGAAGAACAAAACAGTGACATACAAGACGCAATGGACAAACACAAGCCATTTAGAGTGTATAACAACTCTAGGTTGGCATTGATTCTCGGAATTGAGTCACCCCCTGCAGAATACAATCAAAGTTATATAGAAAACGATATAGAGGTATCAGTAATATGTTAAGTAATTGGGAAGAAACAAAAAAGCGTAGCAAGTATCATTTTGATAATTTCAAATTAGATTCTCAACAAGATAAAGTCACATCACTTGGTAAAATTGTAGCGGATTTTAAACCTGAGCTAACTGATATTATCAAAAATGCAAAACCTGCAACGTGGAGAACACGCGGCAAAGTTGGGAAGACTCGGCCTGAAGAAGAACTAGCAAGTGAAGATTACGACTTAGAGAAATTTGGTTACGGTAAAGATTATCAAATTACTCACTTGAACTGGGATATACCTGAAAAGCTAAAGCGAATCAGTGAGTTATTTGGACTACGAGATTGTATGGATCGTGTACATGTACAGATGCCCGGGGAAGTTTGGAATCTTCATTTAGACAAGTTAGAAAAATGGTGTCCTGAAGAACCATGGCGTGTTATGAGGTTACAAGTACAGTTAACAGACTGGGAGCCGGGGCACTTTTGGTCTTACGGTAATCATATGCATCAATTTTGGCATGCAGGAGATGTGACAACATTTGATTGGCAGAACATCCCCCATGCTACAGCAAACGCAGGGCATAACCCTAGAGTAACATTTCAAATGACCGGAATTGTTACTGAGCAGACTACAGATTTCATAAATAGATTAAAGAGATTTGAGAAACATCAGTTAGACATAACTGATAATTCTTGGTAAGAACACACCTTAGGACCGGTATTAAGTTACCGTAGTGTGACCCGGCTGCTGGGTTGATCTACGAATTCGCTACTCGGAAGTCTAAAGTGAGCATTTTATGATAAATAGTATGAGTGAAAAGAAAATAATTTATACCGCAGAATTCGGCAAAGATTTCATGAGTTGGCACGAGTGGGTTTATCGTACTCGTTCACCGATAGAAATTGCAGAATACGAGACTATAGATGAATCTCCTGGAAAGATGACTTCTGGTAAAGAAGCTTTGTTTAGGGCTTGGATAAAGGATCAGCGAATACTAGCACATACAGTGTATGTAGATGACGATGATAATTTCATGGAACATTTTCAATTTACTATTTTTCCACAAGAAGAAACATGATATCAGACGAAATTTTAACAGAATCGGCAGCGCAAGAGTTAGCAAAAAAGCTACCTTCATTGCGTAAGCATGACTACGATACTATTGACCTTTTAATGCGTTCAATAGCTAAAAAGCACCATATAACCGGTAAAGCATTGCATGATTTGTTTGTTAAAAAATTCAAAAATACACCTGATAGTTGGATAAAAAATAAACTAGATGAAACTGATACTGAGTCTCTTGACATAGAAGATGAAGTTAATAAGTTTGTTGAGTGGACTAGTAAAAAACTAAACTTAAAAACTATACCTGAAATCGAACTCAGCACCGATACAGAAGAAGCACAAACAAATCATCACACTGGTGGTCACACAACTGGCGCCGGAACAATTTGGGTATATGTTACTAATAGAAACTTAGTAGATATTTTACGAACTGTATTCCACGAACTAGTACATGTACGCCAAGACGAATTAAACATGATTAAACCCGGGTCAAGTTATCCAGGTAGCCCAATTGAAGCTATGGCCGATATGCTTGCGGGTAAATACATCAAGATTTACGGTGAAAAGAACCATCACATCTTTCAATAAAATGTAACATGTGCTATAATGGCACATGCTTAAACTTTTAGTACCTCTACCCAAAAGAATTACTGTCGCATGTAGCGGTGGTGTTGATAGTATGGCTGTCGTTGACTTTCTGAAACGAAAGCATGATGTAACCGTTGCACATTTTCATCATGGTACTGAAAACGGTCAAAAAGCATTTAAATTTGTTGCCCAATATTGCACAGATAATAATATCCCTATGATGTTTGGTACACCTCGTAGTGATAAATCAAAAGAAGAAAGTCAAGAAGAATATTGGCGTAGAGTGCGTTATGAATTCTTAAATGAGTTGGGCCCGGTTATCACGTGCCATCACTTAGATGACTGTGTAGAAACATTTATTTGGTCTAGTCTTCACGGCACAGCCAAAGTTATTCCATTAACTCGTAACAATGTATTACGCCCGTTCTTAACTACACGCAAAGATGAATTCAAGAGTTGGTGTTTGAGACATGAAGTGCCTTGGATCGAAGACGAGTCCAACCAAGACACCAAATACATGCGAAACTATGTGCGCAATGTATTGATGCCCCAAGCATTACATGTTAACCCAGGCTTGCACACATTGGTCAAGAAGATTGTTGAAAATAAATTACATTGACAGCATCTTTTTGCAATACTCTATAATTTTAGTACGATTAGCGTGTTTGAAAAATTCAGCAGGATATTCATTTCTGCGTTTGTTTTCAATCTCATCTTTAGTTACACCGTACCACAATAAATTAGGAATAGACCATGTAACAACTTTGCGATGGTCTGCTAACTTCTTATTCAATCTATCTGCGTGATAGCCTGCACTATCTCTAGTCCAGTTATCATTCTTCCAATCAGCAAAGATTGAATTAGATTGTGAGGGCAACATTGTAAATCCATACTTGGATGAGTTCTTATCAAACTCCGACTTAATAGACCACACAGGCCCATCGTCAGGTCCATTCAATCCTAATCGTTCAAATGTTATGCTATGTAAATCATTTTGAATAAACCAATCAGCAGTACTGTCAACACTTTCTATTGTTTCACCAGTGATACCTACAATAAAGTTAGTATGAATAGGTACATGATGATCCCAGATGTTATGATATAGTTCAGGAATAAATTCTCTAGCATGTTTACCACTCCATGCTTTACCTACAATATTACTAGCACTTGGATGTAATGACTCAAGGCCAAAGAACGCCCCGTATAAACCCGACTCTTTAAGATAGTGTGCTGTATCCGGGAAACGATATACTAGGTCTGCACGAATATAACTTGCATAGTTTATTTTAAACGGAAGTGTTTGCGTCATGTCATAGAACGCCTTCATCTTAGTTTCAGTATCATTGAAAGTATCATCAATGATATAATATGATGTAGTGCCGAAATTCTCATAGTTGTAAAGAATTTCTTCTTTCAAGAACTCCATACCACGGATATAGTCTAATTTCTTTTTACCCAAGTGTGGGTACTGACAAAATCTGCAAGCAAAGATACACCCTCTGCTTATGTCAAGTGGTAAAGGCTCACCTGGTAAGATACCGTCTTCTTTAGACCATTTGAAATCATCTACTTCAATATTGTATATTGGGTTTCTAGCTTTGTTGTATACGGGTCGCTTATCAGGATCCCACCAGCATTCTACTGATTCAGGAGGCTCTGAACCTGTAGTTAAATGATTCATGTATTCCAAAAAGATTTCTTCAGATGCAGTTGTGTATGACATTACCGTAGCATCAACGATCCCAAAGCCTGCAAGCTTTTCGGATTTGTACCCACCGAGCACTATCTTTATATCAGGGAAGTCTTGCTTGATACGTTTTAGTATGGCTAGATTAGTTTCTGATATCCAATATTTTTTACCATTAGAATGCGTATGCACCGCTAGTGCTAGAAAGGTTGTTGATATTGCCAAAACTTTTGTGTCTTTGGTAATAAACTTTCTGGTTAATTTTTCAATGATATCACCGGGTAAGAAGTCAATGAAGTCTATTACTTGGGAAGTGTAGTTGTGCTTACGTAACCAATACGCTACCTTATAAGGACCGATAGTCCTTGAGACTCCCCAATCAACTCCACCATTCCAAAAGATTATGTTCATGCAAATATTTAGTGTGTGTTTTGTGTTACCTAAAATAGTTGACTTCTCTACACAATCTGCTATACTAACTAGATATTTAAGGAGAACCTATGTCAGATTATAACCGCACTTTCAATAACGAAGCAAAAATCAAACTTACACAGCTAATCAATGAGGGCATGACCGTCCTACATGAAATTGATACACTTAACGGTGGATTGAATGATACTGTTAAGGCAGTTGCAGAAGAATTGGAAATCAAAGCTTCTACGTTGAAGAAAGCAATTAAGATTGCACACAAAGCAAGTCTCGGTCAGACTAACAAAGACCACGATGAACTCAACACTATCTTGGAAACTGTGGGCAAAACACTTTGAGCTACGTTGACGCTATCCACAGCAGGGATGAAGATCGTATCTACGTAGTAGAACGATCACCTGAGGGCAAGCGTGAATACAAAGAGTTTCCTACGAACTACGTTCTTTACTACGCTGACCCTAAGGGTAAACATCGTAGTATTTACAATGACTCTGTATCAAGATTCAGCACTCGCAAGCGCACTGAATTTGAAAAGGAACGTAGGATTCACTCAGGTAAGAAATTATTTGAGAGTGATGTTAACGTTGTGTTCAGGTGTCTTAGTGAAAACTATCTTGGCATTGACGCACCTAAGCTTCATACCTGCTTCTTTGACATTGAAGTAGACTTTGATCCTGAGAAAGGTTTTAGTCCTACTAGCGATCCATTCAATCCTGTAACTGCGATTAGTTGTTACTTGGATTGGTTAGATCAGTGTGTCACTCTTGTTATTGCACCTAAGCACATGACAGATGATACAGCAAATGAGATTGTAAGTCAGTTTGAAAATACAATGCTATTCAAAAATGAGAAGGACATGTTTGATGTGTTCTTTCAGTTGATTGAAGATGCTGATGTGATGACAGGCTGGAACTCAGAGGGCTATGATATTCCCTACATGGTCAATCGTGTTACTAGAGTAATGAGTAAAGATGACACACGCAAGTTTTGCTTGATGGGTCAACTACCTAAGCCTAGAGAATATGAACGATTCGGTAAGGTTGAAATGACATATGACTTGGTGGGTCGTATTCATATGGACTATTTACAGTTGTATAAAAAGTACAACTATGAAAGCCGTCATAGTTACAAACTAGATTCTATCGGTGAGATGGAAGTAGGTGAGAACAAGACTCAGTATGAAGGTACACTTGACCAATTGTATAATCAAGACTTTAAAAAGTTCATTGAATACAATAGACAAGATACATTGTTGTTAGTGAAAATTCACAACAAGCTTAAGTTTTTAGAATTGGCAAATCAACTAGCACATGAAAATACTGTGCTATTGCCGACAGTTATGGGTTCAGTAGCTATGATTGAAATGGCTATCATGAATGAATCTCATGAACGTGGATTAGTGGTTCCTGATAAAAAACGAAAGGTTGAAAATGAAGAAGATGTCCAGCAGGCAGCAGGTGCCTTCGTTGCTACTCCGAAAAGAGGCATGCATGAATGGGTCGGAGCAGTCGATATTAACTCGCTCTATCCCTCGGTTATTCGTGCCCTCAACATGGCACCAGAAACAATCGTTGCCCAAGTCAGACAAACATTAACTGAAAAGTACATGCATGAAAAGGGCCTCAAACTTGCAATGGAAAAGAAACGCTACAAAGATGGCGATGATGCAGTTGAAGGTGCTATTTTATGGGAAGGTTTGTTTGGTGCATTAGAGTACACAGCTATCATGAGTCAAGAACGTGGTACTATTCTTACTGTTGACTTTGAAGATGGTCGCAGTGTAGAAATGTCTGCCGCAGAAATCTGGAAGATGATCTTTGATAGTCACAAGCCTTATATGCTAAGTGCGAACGGTACAATCTTTACGTATGAGAAAGAGGGCGTGATTCCTGGTCTACTCACACGTTGGTACAGTGATCGTAAAACAATGCAAAAGAAATTAAAAGAGGCAACTACTGACACTGACAAAGAGTATTGGGATAAGCGTCAACTAGTTCGTAAGATTTTGTTGAACTCTGCGTATGGTGCATTGCTGAATGAACACTGTCGTTTCTATGACAAGCGTATCGGTCAATCAGTTACACTAAGTGGTCGTCAGATTGTTAAGCACATGATGAGTCAGATTAACGAATGTGTTGCGGGCGAGTATACGCACGAAGGTGAAGCTATTGTTTATGGCGACACTGACTCTTGTTATTTCAGTGCATGGCCTATTCTCAAAGATCAGGTTGCTAAAGGTGAACTGAAGTGGGACAAAGAGTTGTGCATTGGATTGTACGATAGTATAGCAGATCAGGCTAACGAGTCATTCCCCCAGTTCATGGAGAAAGCATTTCATGCACCTCGTAAGAACGGTGAGATTATCAAAGCAGGTCGTGAATTGATCGGTGATCGTAGTATCTTTATTACTAAAAAGCGTTATGCTATCAATATCTTTGATAAAGAAGGCAAACGTAAAGATAAAGATGGTAAGATGGGCGATATCAAAGCGATGGGTCTTGACTTGAAACGTGCGGATACACCTAAGTATGTACAAGAGTTTTTAATGAACGTACTACAAATGGTTATTCAGCAAGGTAAGGGTCGTGACGAAGTTATTGAAGTTGTCAAAACTTTTAAACGTGTCTTGGCAGCACAAGATAGTTGGACTAAAGGCTCACCTAAAGGTGTTAACAAATTAACAAGTTACGGTGAGAAAGAAGAAAAGAGTTCGACGGGCAAAGCAAACATGCCCGGTCACGTAAGAGCCGCACTTAACTATAACTACTTGCGCAGAGTTAACGGAGATCAATATAGTCAAAAGATTGTTGATGGTATGAAGGTTATTGTGTGTAAGTTGAAACCTAATCCCTTAGGATTTACTTCAATCGCATACCCTACTGATGAACTCAGACTACCACAGTGGTTTGTTGAGCTACCATTTGATGACAAAGAAATGGAAAAGACTCTAGTTGATGAAAAGATTGATAACTTGTTGGGTGTGCTAGATTGGGACATACGTTCAAACACTGACACGAATTCAACATTTGATGATTTATTCACATTCGGTTAAACAGGTCGTTGACAAGCGTATTATATTCCACTATAATACGCTGAAGAACTACCTAAATAGTTATTATACAAAGGAAAAACATGAAAGATAATTTACAAGACTTGATTCAATACACACATGGTCTAGGTGTTATTGATTTGATTAAAATCACAGGTACTGACAAAGAGACACAAATCAATGCTATTGCAGAAGACAAGAGTGTTGTTGTAAGCGGAACATTGAACGCACCTATTGCAGAGTTTATCGGCACATTCGGTATGCCTAACTTAAGCAAGCTAAAAACAATCTTGGGCTTTGATGACTATGGTACTGATGCCAAGATCAATGTCACTCAAACTCAACGTGATGGCGCAGATGTACCAAGCGCAATTCACTTTGAAACTAAAAACGGTGACTTCATTAACGACTATCGTTTGATGGCTAAGTCAATCGTGGACGAACGTGTCAAGACTGTTACTTTCAAAGGTGCGTCTTGGAACGTTGAGTTCAGTCCTACTATTGCAGGCATTCAGCGACTAAAGAAGCAAGCTAGTGCAAACAGTGAAGAACAAAACTTTGCTACTAAGACCGAGAACGGTGACTTGAAGGTATACTTCGGTGACCCGTCAACTCACTCAGGTAACTTCGTGTTTCACTCAGGTGTCGCAGGTACATTGGCTAAGCCGCACAAGTGGCCTGTCAAAGTATTCCAAGCGATCATGGATCTTCCCGGTGACAAGACTGTTCGCATCAGTGATGCGGGAGCAGTTGAAATCACAGTTGATAGTGGTCTAGCTACATATCGCTACTTGTTGCCCGCACAAGCAAAATGATTGACTACGTAATTGGTGGTGAGTACCTAAATGTTATTAGTAACAAAGGTGCTCAGCCTTATATCAATATGTCTAGTAATCAGCCTATGGTAGGTGCAATGAGTTATGATCCTAGTACTCAACAGATGAAGGTCTATGATGGTAGTCATTGGATGACTATAGGTGGTGGTCAGGCTACCGTTAATCTATCATCAAATGCTATTAGCATTCTCAAGTGGGCAGAAAAGAAGATGTTTGAAGAACAAGAATTACAAGCCTTGTGCGAAAAGCATCCTACTATCAACGATATCGTGGTTGAGATGCGAACTACAATGGATAACTATATCAACAAGATTGAAATGGTTAAAGCACTAATACAAGAAGAAGTAAAAGTTTAATGCAACAAGATAATCTATCAGCAAAACAAGACCCTGAATGGGCACTGTTTTTACCAGCAGTAAGTTCGTTCTATATTGCCGGCTTAGGTAAACAGCGTAAAGGTGAAAACTATTTTGACCAATCACGTATTCCTGCAGGGTTTAATGGTGATGTTGAAAAATTAAATTTCTTAAATAGTAAAGAAGGTGTGTATACTTATAAGTGGGGTTTGTACTCTGCTGGTCATGCTAACTTAGATCCAATGAAAAATGATTCTAGTGAGAGTATCATACGTGAACGTGAAGAAGGTACTTTCATGTTG